TGTTTGTTTGTCGTACGCTTATTAAGTAGTAGCGTAATAGTGTTTTACTTTTAAGTAGATATCACATAAGGATCGTGATATATTCTTAAATAAATATATACTGTTTTACAAAACATAAAAAACCCACCTTTATGGGGCGGGTCTTATAGTTTGTTATCTGTACTATACTGTACCGTTTAAGTCTATATTACAAAGTTTTGCTACTACTTCAAGAACCGTATCTACTTCATAACTGTTATTCCTTGTAAGAAACATTGCATTATTTAAAATACCTCCAACAGTATTAACTGTTCCGTCATCCGTTAACATTGCTATAATTTTATCCTGGTCATCTACCATATACTCCTCTTTTAAGTACTTAGCTTGCCAATTATGTATGTTAAAATCTCTCATTATGCTCTTAGTATATTGTTAATTATATTAATCCTGCTTTTTTTGTGAATGCTTTGAAGTTCAGTTTTGACATTATACCTGCGTAAGGAACGTCTTCTGAGTTAAATTGAAAGAAGTAGTTACCGTCTTTCTGATCATAAAACGCTATATACTCTTCTACATCCTCCTCTGATAATCCCATCTCTGCGTCTCGTCCGGATACTTCGTTAGAGATTGCAACCGTTATATCAGGTCGACTCTGATTAAGTATCCTGACTCCAGTTTCTTCTTCAACCTCATCTACTATGCTAGTAAATGGCGTCTCATTTTCCCACCTATCCTCGTCTAACTCTTCTGCTAAATTTACAGCATCTTCATTAACTCCTTTTTCTCGTAAGTAACTGATTATGTCATCATCTGAATACTCCTGCAATAGTTCGTATACCTCATCTCCTGATAAGCTAGTACTTGCTAGGTTCTTATGATTAGTATCTCTAGTAACGTAGCTATCCAACCACTCTCGTTCTGACTTATCTAAAGAACTTTCTCCTTCTCTAGATACTTTATCCAGTAGGCTATTTAACCTATCTTCCTCTGTTGCTGATAGGTCAACTCCAAGCTGACCTGCTAGAAGCTGTTTAATTTTATTGATAGTTGGATTAGATGACTCTTTAATTAATCTAGAATTAGTAGTTAACTTATTTTCTACTAAGAACTTTCTTAAGTTAAAGTTTTCCATTATGCTCTTAATATATTGTTAATAATATTGTCCAGTTTATCGTACTTTCCTGCTTGCGTTTTTCCTTCATTTAAAGAAATTGCATTCATAAAAGCTCCTTGTGTAGATGGATTAGAAACAAAGTCCCAACATACTAATTCAAAGTCTGGTTGAACCATTAAAGTTCCTTCGTTTGTCTGAGTTACTGATCCTGTTCCTCTAGAAGAGATTCCCATTGTATGTCCTCCTTTTAGTATTTCTTTTACAATATTTCCTGAAGGTGTGTTTAATAATTCTACTTTACCCATCAAGTCATCTCCCTCCCACCATAGTTCTTTTACTACGTGTGAAGCATTTTTAAGAGATACAATTGCTGATTCTGGATGATCTAATTCTCCGTATGCATTTCCTATCTTAACAAAATTCTCTACATAATTTCGAACTTCTTCTTCAAGAATTTCTCTTTTATAGATTCTTCCGTTTTGATTCTTTGCTCCTGCTCTTTGCATGATACCTACCACTTCGTATACTCCGGGTCTAACCTTTGATTCGGTAAGCAATCCTTTGAAAGGAGTTACATTTACTAATAAATTGTTCATCTTACTTATTTTAATAATTCAGATAACGATTTTTTTCCTTCTGATAATTCATCTTCTGAATCTCCTCCTCTATTATTCCAAATATGTTGAAGTTCTTCGATGTCTTTTCTTAGGTTTGTTTCTGGATATTCTTGTTTTACTTTTATTAAAAAGTCTTTTAGTGAATCTGATTCTTGAGCTGTAATATAAAGGTCTCCCATTTTAGATTCATCTAAGTCTTCTTCATCGCTAGCTTCTTCATATCCTCTTGGATGTGGAATATCGTCTGCTTCTTCGTCTCCTTGTAATTCAAACTCTTCTTCTTCGTTATAGTTTTCTGGATCTGAGTAGAATTCGTATTCGTTTTCTCCTGGTTGTCCGTAGTTGGCAGATCTTTCAGCTCTTTCTTCATCTCCAAACATATCACCCATTGATTCAGATAATACTTTTTTGATTAGTCTTTTAAAGCCTTCTTTTAACTCTGCTTTTTTCATACCGTTGAAGGTATCAACTGTATTTTTTGCTGTTACAGCAACCATCTTATCGTGAAGATCTACTTTTGGATTAACTCCTGCTAATTGGTTTGTATAGAAGATTGAGTCTTTTTCTAGATTTTTTGATACTTTTGCTAATGCTTTTGAATACTCCTCTGCTGTTGGTGTTCCATGAACTCCCAATACCTCTAACTCAACTCTAATTCCTCTTAGGATTTGTTCGTATGGATATTTGTCCATATCGTTAGTTGGTTTATATCTGTAGTCAGTTAAGCTTTTTTTAGTAAGCTTTGCTTCATTTACAAGTTCATAGTTATTTAAAGAAGCTATTTCTGTTTCTTTTCCATCATCTCCTTTTTGAATATCTGCACTCTTATCCCTAACTGCAGTAACTGTATACTTTTCTCCACTAAACTTATTCTTAATTGTACTACCTTGCTTAAGGTCACTAAATTTAAAACTAGCTGCTTCTTGAATCATTCCTCTATTCTTAAGGATCTGAACTGCATCATCATATCCGTTGAAACGAGTTATAAGTTGTGGTTGTTGCATTCTAGCTTCAGCTAAGAAATGTTCTTTAGAAAACTTTCCTTCTTGAATTGCATTATATTTTTCTTGTAATGTTCTCATATTATTTATTCTTTTTATCTGATGCGGTGTTGGTTTTCTTTACTAGTTTGTAACCCATTTCTTTTGTCTTTTTTACTGCATCACTGTTTTCCATTTCTGCTTCTGATACAAAGACGTTAGGTGAACTTACCTGCATCTCATCTAAGTAATCAAACATTTTAGTATCTGAAGGATGTTTAGGTCTTGGTGCTGCTTTAAATCCTAGCTTTTGAGAAGCTTTAGTGGCTGCATTAGCTCCAGCTCCTTTTTTAGAAAAAGCAAATGGTGTAGAATATCCTCCTACTCCTCCAGTTGTGCTCATTTCCTCTAACACTTCCTGTATTGCTTTAATTATTTCTGATCTTTTCATAGACTTCTTAATTCATTTACTAATTCATAGTATTGCATTAATGAAACTAAATGATTGTCATCTACTTTTTGTGTGTTTTTTATTGGAATAATTACTTTTTGAATCTCTTCTAATTTAATTTTAACTACTTTATCAGTAATATTCTTTTTTAAGTTAGAGATTTCTACCTGTAATTTAGTCATTTCTTCATTTACTACATTTCTTAGTCTAGCTGATGAATTAACTGATACTATAAATTCCTTTAAAATGTTCTTTTGCTCTGGAAGTAGATCCTTATATTGATGGTTGAATTTTTCTAGTAATATTTTATATGTTAAAAGTCTTAAGTCTTTATCATATTTAGAATATTCTTCAATTAAAGCATTCTTTACTTGTCCGTCTGTTATTTTACTTTGAGTTAAGTGTTCAAGTATTGTAGTTTTATTATCAACAAATACATCTAGGTCTACAAGACCTGCTGCGTTTTGTGCTTCCATTAAACAGTAAAGAGCTGCTAGTGGCTTATAGGCTTCTACCTTAATGGAGAAAAATTCTTCTAAATCGTAATGACTTTTAAGCTCTTTTATAAGCTCGTATTTTTGTTTACTAAGGGAATTTGTATCTAACTTTCTAGATATCTCTACTATAGTACTAAGTATTGATTCTGCTTTTTTAGGACCTACGCCTTTATTCTTTAATACAAAATCGTATAATTTAAACTCTCTTACTAGTGTTGTGTTTCCTGTATAGAATTTTCTTAGTACCGTTAAAGCCGGGGAATCCCTTTTAGATAAGGTATCCGCTGCTATTTGCTTTACTAATAGTTCAAATATCAGGCCCGTGTTTTTATACTTACTGTGTTTAATACGCATCTTAGGTATGTCTTTGTTATAAATAGTGTCTAGTTATCTAAATCCTTAATGTTAGCCTCATTTAGAAGATCTGATTCGATTTCTGCTTCTTCCTCAAAGATATTCTGTTTCTTAATAGGGAAGATGTTTTTATTTCTTAGAAAAACTGACATCGTATTGTTTATACTTTCTCTTACGTTTTCATTATCACTTGGAAAACCACCTTTCATTCCATGAACTCCTAGTCTATCTCTTCCTCCAACTGGATCTGCATTAGTACCTATGATTGACATTTTCTCTCTAGGTCTTCCTACTGGTGCAGTTTCGTCATATCCTGCTGGTAATTCACCTTGCTCTCTTCCGTAGATAGAAGCTAGGTCATGAGGTGTTCCAAAAGATTGTCCTGTTGATACTGGATCGTTTCCTTCATTCTCTATTTGAGATATTCTAAAGTCTCTTTTAGCATCCTCTCTAATAAGTTCTCTCATTTCGTTGTATTTATCTTCTGAGATGTCAAATAACATATCGTAGATATAATCTGATGAGAATAATTTTGTTGATTGCATTTGAGTTGCTAAATCAACTTTCTCTTTCCAAAGAGCTACTTTTTCTTGTTCATAAATGATAGAAGGAGTAGTTAGCTTTATTTCGAAGTTTACTAAAGACTCTTTATCAAATCCTTGAGAGTATAAATGCACTAAACCAATTTTAGTTAATTCACTTTCTACAATTCTTTGAAGTCTTTCTACTGTTCTAGCAAAACGAATATCTTCTGCTGCAAGAGTTGCTTTACCTGTGAGGTCTTTTTCGTATCCAAAGTATGCTTTTGGCACTTTAAGTGCTGCAAACATCTTATCTCTTAAGTACTCAATATCGTTTGTACCATCGTACTCTAATCCCTTAGTTGTTTCAATACGAGTTGAAGTATCACCACCTCTAACCGGTAAGTAAAAATCCTCCATCATGTTTTGCATGTTGAATTTCAAGTTATATTGACCTGTTTGTGGATCTACATAAGGAGTTTTCTTAATACTGTTGATAGTCTTTTGCATGAACTGCTCAACCTCGTTTGGTGGAATAGATCCTACGTTAATGTAGAACATTCTCTTCTCAGGAGCTCTCATGATTCTATGAATCAACATTGCATCCTCCATAAGAGTTAATTGCTTGTAGATTTTTCTAGCTGGTTCAATATAAGATCTACCATAAGGAAGGTAGTTTGTATCTGATATTAACCTAAAGTGAGCTACTTCGTAGTTGTCTAATGTAATGGTTTGTTTACTATTGTTTGGAATGTAATTTGGATCTGCTGAAGAAGCTAATCCGTCTGGATCGATTGAGAATGTTACTTTAGTTGGATCTTCTTTATCCATCCCTTCATGTCTTACCATGTGGTAAACTGTATAAGGAAGTACATTGTAAACTCCAAATTTCTCTGAGATCTCTAATTTTAAAAAGAAGTCCCCGTACTTGCACATATTTCTAACCCATGACCATAGGTTAAATTCGATGTTTAATACATCGTAGTATAGGTTATAAAGGACTCTTTGTATGTTTTCGTCTGTAGATTTAATAGAAAGAACTTCTCCTACTTGATTTTTAAGTGTAGACTCATCCGCTAGTACATCTAACGTAGATGCTATGATTGCATCTGTATCCATTGCTTCATAATCTGAATAAAGCTGTACCCTAAGTGTTTGGTAGTTAAGGTTTGGATTAAATATGTTTTTGTTATTGTATATATACAGTCGAGAGAATCTATCCAATAGTGAATTGGTCTGATATTTCCCTGTTGATTGAATGTGATTAACATCAGCAATCTTTAACTCATCCCCTCCTACGTTTCTAACTAATATATCAGTTGAGAATAACCTCTGGAGTGAGGTAAATAAATTTCTTTCTGCCATTTCTGAAATGTTTTATTTATAAATAGTAACTTATCCTAATAGCCAGGTTAAGTCCTCTTGGCCACCAGGCGTTTCCATAAGATAAGGATTATTCTGCATAGGAGCAACGTTATATACACCTGTATTTCTTTGATTAAGGCTTACAAAAGAGTTCATTGTAGCTCTAGAAAGGTCCATTCCTTGTTGTCTCATTCTAATGGCTGTATCTCTAACATATAGAGCTGTAGCAAAAGACATAACTAAATCGTCATTGTAACCTGATTGTGCCTGTGCCTTACCGTTTCTCCATATGAATACTCTCATCTCTCCTAACAATCGTTTAGACTGTAGTATTACTGATCTCTCCCTTACGTATTCAGTCATTTTAGCTATTACTAAAGGTCTTGTTTTAAGAGACATTGTAAATCCTGGTACTAGTTTATCTCTTTCATACTTGGCCATATAAGATTCAACTGTTTCTGTATCAGATCTAGATGAATAGTATAGGTTCTTATACTCTCTGGATAGTATTTGTTCAATGGTTGACCATCCAATATTAGCATTCTCTACTACTAGGAGTGCATCACAGTATTCTGTTGCTATTCCTACCAGTACATTTCCGTATTCTTTAGGTGATATCTTACCTTTATATTCTGCT